AAGACACATTTGTAAACTTGCCGCTATGGAAGAACTAGGAGACTTAGTAGATGATAATACCGTATGGCATCTTAATCCTACTGGTAATTTTGTTATCGGTGGCCCTGACGGTGACGCAGGAGTTACTGGTCGTAAAATTATTGTTGACACTTATGGTGGTTTTGCCCCTCATGGCGGTGGTGCTTTTAGTGGTAAAGACCCTACTAAGGTAGATCGTAGTGCCGCATATATAGCACGTTGGTTAGCCAAAAACGTAGTAGCAGACAACATGGCAGACTGGTGTAACATTCAGTTATCATATGCTATTGGCGTTAAGGAGCCCACTAGCATTTATGTAGACAGCAACGGACACAATGCCAGTATTGCTAAATTTATTGAAAATGAGATTGATCTTACACCCAAAGGTATTATTGATCGCTTTGACTTATTTAACTTCTACAATTACAGTGAAAATTGTGTATACGGACACTTTGGCGACAAAGATGTACCGTGGGAAAGGATTGGTTGGTAATGCCATATCATACAACAGCAAATTTATTTGAAGTAGGTGACTTTACAAGTCACGCAGGTCTGCCACTGGCATGGAAGATTGAATGCGATGCTATCCGCCCAGAATGGTGGCACGGACTTGCACGTATGGTAATGGATTATCAGACAGGTCCGTTTTGTCGTGCAGAAGGTATTCCACGTGGTGGTGTAGCATTTGGCGAGGCAATGAACCAATACGGAACAGGAAATCCAAAAGATCCTGTGCTAATTGTTGACGATGTGTATACGACAGGAACTAGTTTCCGTGAATATTGTGATAAACATTATCCAGACGAAGTAGTAATTAAATGGTGCGTGTTTGCACGTAAACCAACAACTGATGGAGTTAATGCTCTATTTACAATGCCCCCGGAGGTAGTATGAAATTTATAAAAAAACAATTTGCTAAACTAAGACTCAAAGACCAAAAACTCGAGAAAGAACTTGCAACCATAGATAATACACCATGGGTCAAGGTTATAAATGTATCAATGAAAGACCCCAAAGATCCAAGTACTGGATTCTTTGAGCTAGACTGGAATGATGCGTTTGTACAAAGTTTGCATGACGCAGGATACAGTGGCCGCGAAGGATCAGAAGTTGTTGATCAATGGTTTAATGATTTATGTCGTGGAGTTATAAGTGATGAGTTTGCCCAAGAAAACGAATAACAACATGTGGAGTGTAAGCCACAGTTACAAGATAACTCCACAAAGTCAGAAATATTTCTTTGAATTAGAGCAGAATTCATTTGACAAACTAGCCCATCATGCTGTACAATTAGAGATGGAACTGCTTGATGATATCGACATTTGGGTCGAGTCAATGGATGGAGAGTATCCTGAAGCTATGCAACTTATAAATGAGATAAGGAACAAATGACTTATATACTAGTAGATACCGCAAATATGTTTTTCCGAGCCCGCCATGTTGTGCGTGGTGGCGACAATGACATTAAGATTGGCATGGCATATCACATTATGTTTAGTGCTATTAATAAAGCATGGCGTGACTTTAACGGCGCCCATGTAGTGTTTTGTTTAGAGGGCCGCAGTTGGCGCAAGGATCATTATATCCCGTATAAAGCAAATCGTGCTGTGGCACGTGCGGCGGCAACAGAACAGGAACAAGAAGAAGATCGTGCATTCTGGCAGGCGTTTGATGACTTTAAAGACTTTATTGATCAGAAGACAAACTGCACAGTATTACAACACAAGCAATGTGAAGCAGATGACTTTATTGCACGTTGGATACAGAACCATCCTGATGATGAGCATGTTATTATTAGTAGTGACAGTGACTTTTATCAGTTACTCAGTGAGACTGTTACACAGTACAATGGCATCTCTAATTGCCATATTAAGCTAGATGGTATTGTAAACGACAAAGGCAAACCTGTTATTGACAAGAAGACTAAAGAGCAAAAGCAAATTGGTGACCCTGAGTACTTGTTGTTTGAAAAGTGTGTACGTGGAGATACTAGTGATAACATCTTTAGTGCGTACCCTGGTGTACGTAAAAAAGGCACTAAGAACAAGATTGGTATACAAGAAGCATTCGCAGACAAAGCATCTAAAGGCTTTAACTGGAACAACTTTATGTTACAGCGTTGGACAGATCATGAGGGCGTAGAGCATCGTGTACTAGAAGACTACCTGCGTAACAAAGAGTTGATTGACTTAACTGAACAACCTGAGGCTATTAAACAGGCACTGGATGAAGTTATTACAACACAAGTTAACAAGCCCAATGCTGGACAGGTTGGCGTTAAATTTATGAAATTTTGTGGAAAGTATGACTTACAGAAGATTAGTGAGAACCCAACTGACCATGCAACTTACTTGAATGCGGGCTATGCATAACTTTACAGCTAAAAATATTATCAATGATAAATTCTGGATCGTGGAACTTAATGGTACTAACGTTGGTACTGTAAAGTTTCACAATGCAGTATACATTTATTTCAACAACGATACAAAAGAAAGTGTGACATATACGCAAGAAGAGTTCAAAAATCAGTTTAAAATAGTAAATACAAATAGGAATAAAAGTGTCTTCGCAGAAGTATATGGATATACTACTAACTGTGAAGAAGTATTTAATGTGAGGACTGAGGAAAATACTCCTGTGTATACTAAGACAAGCACAAGTAAAAATTACTTTGCTGCAGGATACTACGCAATATATTTTCCATCTATCAAATGGAGTTCGGCGCACTGCCCGCGGTTAAAGACACTGCAATCGTATCCGTTTATTGGTCCTTTTAAATCTGAAGAAGATGTCAATTTGGCAATGAAAAGGAAACGATATGAAGAAACTACTAATGTCACTAGCGGTAATATTGCTATTTCCCAATAGTGTATTCGGCGAAGAAAAGCGCCAAGTGTTTAGACTACCAATTATGATCCAATGTGGTGAAACAGCATCCACTATAGATCTACTCAGAGAAAAATATAAAGAAGATCCAATAGCATTGGGTGACGGAAAAGTATTTACACCTCAGGGAAAAATAGTCAGTGGACAGATGTTGCTGTGGACCAATCAAGATCCAAACCTCAATAGGTCATTTAGCATTACAATATCAATAGAAAAGATGTCATGCCTCGTTATGAACGGCAATAACTTAGATGTTTATTATGCGCCATATGTGCAACAGAACAAAATATAACGGTCTTAAACTACGTTGTTAATATAAATACATATAGACAAAGTAGGAGCTCACATGGCTAGACCAAAACCAATAATAATTCTTGAACATACAAACAGCGAGAGTTACCGTAGTGAACAAATATTGCAAGCAGATGCAATATATGCAGTATTTTATCAGGGCACGCCAATCAACTTGCGAAGCCTCAATAGTTTAGTGAATTACCCAGGACCAAAGTATAAAAAGGTCAGCTTTAGTAACAGTGGTCATGCATTTAACTTAGCAGAACGTATGAATAAAATGTTCAAATGCAAAGACTTTACCGTGGTGAAACTAACGCAAGGCGAAGTAATTGACGAAGACGATTTCGATACATGACCAAATAGTCAAGTATCTTATTGATACATATGGCAAGGGTATCAATATGCGCCCACGTGACCTTTTCTATAATACAAAAGGCAAAGGGTTGCGGCTTACTAAACTAGGATCTGAACTCCTAAAAAATGAGTTTGACTATTATCCCAATCCTCACGAAAAAGGTATCAAAGTTAAAGTCAAACACATACTTGCACTGGACCGCGAAATGACGTGGCCATACTATCTGTCCAGCAAACAAATTATATTGTTTAGCGAAGATGACAGTGTTATCATAAAACTTGTTGGCGGTTATGAAAACTGGATCGCAAGTATCTCCAATTAAAATTTAAAAACTGCTTGACAATCCTGACTCGTTACCTTATAATAGTAGTATAAGTAATGTACAGGAGATAGCGTAATGATGATGGAACTATGGTTAATGGCAACAGCGATAATTTTTACCGCAGTTGGTCATTATATGGGAAAGCGAACAGGTCTCGAACTTGGTGTCGACGGTACGTTATCCATGCTGGAACAGCAACGATATATCAAAGTCACTACACGATCCGATGGTGAAATAGTAATTGAAAAATCTGGAGAATAGTTAATGGTCAATTTTAAGTTAGAACAACTAAGTCAAGAATTTATAAGTGCCCGCAAAAAACTAGCGGATCCACAAACTATCGCAAGTGCAACTAAATGGTATCGATCATTTACAGGCGGACGGATGAACGCAAGCACAGATGAAATCCTAGAACTTTACAGAATGTTAGAAAAAAGTGAAGAATTAAGTAATAAAGTAGTTGACAAGCAAGACGTCTTACTGTAGAATACAAGTATAAGTTAAACAAAGGAGCCCTTAACATGGCAATGTCGGAAACACAAAGTCGCACAGTACGTTTAAGTGAATGTCGTAAGTATGTTAAGCATCATGCTAAAAAGAAACGTCCTATGATGATTTGGGGTCCTCCAGGGATTGGCAAGTCAGATCTTGTCGCTGGTGTTTGTAGTGAATACCCAAACAGTTATTTGATTGATGTTCGTTTGCCACTTTGGGAACCAACTGACATCAAAGGTATCCCATACTATAACGCAAAAGAAAACAACATGACGTGGGCTGCACCCAGTGAGTTGCCAACAGAAGAGTTTGCCGCAAAGTATGACACAATCTTTTTGTTCTTAGATGAACTTAATGGTGGTGCTCCTGCTGTACAGGCTGCAGCTTATCAGTTGATTCTTAACCGCAAGGTTGGTACTTACAAGTTGCCAGACAATGTAGTTATTGTTGCCGCAGGTAACCGTGAGACTGACAAGGGTGTTACATACCGTATGCCCAAGCCACTTGCTAACCGTTTTGTACACTATGAGATCCGTGTAGATTTTGAAGATTGGCTAACTTGGGCCACTAACAATGACATCAGTCCTGATGTTGTAGGTTACTTAACTTTTTCAAAGTCAGATTTGTACAACTTCGATCCATCCAGCAATGAGCGTTCATTTGCTACACCACGTAGCTGGGCCTTTGTTAGCGAACTATTAGATGATGTTGAAGACTTTAGTGATGAAGAGATCACTGACATGGTGTCAGGAGCAATTGGAGAAGGCACAGCCCTCAAGTTTAAGGCACACCGTGCTGTAGCTAGCAAGCTACCTAACCCTACACTGATCCTTAAAGGCGAAGTTACTACGCTTAAAACAAAAGAGATCAGCGCAATGTACTCACTGAGTACTAGCATGGCATATGAGCTCAAGGCAGTATATGACCAAATTGGTCGTGATGTTACCAAAGAAGAATTTGATGGCATGCTGGACAATGTACTGGGCTTCATGATGAAGAACTTCGATCCAGAGATGATCATTATGGCAACACGTCTTGTGTTTGTACAATACGGTGTAACTGCTAACTTGCGTAAGATGAGTAACTGGCCGGAATTTATGAAAAACTATGGTCACTTAATCA